ACGTCTAGCAAATCCCCTGTATAGCCCTTTAATGCAGCCATAACAGGAAATAGCCTATCGTCGCTCATCGCATAGTGCGAATAGCGGCTATAGACGCTCCTGTATTTCTCAATCTCCTTTGCGCGGTCGTCCACGCTTTTTCTCCGGCTCTTGGAATACGTCATCTAGGAAAGAGGGCTTGGCGTAGGGAGCCGCCATGCCTCGGCTAATCATCCATCTGCCGAACGTATCGTCTACGTCTACCACTCGACCTCGCTCTAGGGTTTGCCCGTTATAGAGACGGGAGCGGAGCATTTCGACTTTCATAGTGGAGCAAATACCTTTGTAAGACAGCCAGAGGCGACTTTAACCTTTTGAGGCTCTTTCATGTAGTCCCGAACCTTAACCCACGCTTGGATGTTAGAAATTCCATCCTCGACGCGCAGATCGCCTAATTTGCTATGCCAGTACCGACGAGTGGTCATGTAGTTATCGCATCCTGCGACATAGATTTCATCGAATCCGAGAAACCCTGCAATCCAGACCGCCGTACCGCCAGAGAATCCGAAGTCTGGAACTATCCCAGACCAAATATCACACGCATCTTTATGGTGCGAAATAACCGGAGCGTGACCCTTTAGTAAGGGCCAAAGTTCTTTATCTTGATAAACAATGTAATCGAGAGAGAGCAGGAGAGCGTGCTGATTGACTCCAATCCACACGCCCCCCTGCAATAGCAAAGGCCGCACCGCCTTGATGTCCTCCACCAAGGCAGGGCCGCCACCGAGGACAACACAACGCTGCCCCCGATGGCTTCCTTCTAGTGCGGCTAGATCGATCACTCTTAGGTCGTGATGATCTCGTTGCACTCCGCGAACGACTCGGGGTGGCGCACGGCAAAGTCACAGTCGTGGAAAGCCACGATGCGAACCGTACCGGCATTGCTGCCCGAATACTGATCGACGAGGAGGTCGATACCCGACCACTGGCCGATCAACAGGTCGCTCCACACGCCGAAGATCATCGCAGACAGATTCGATCCAGTGCCTTTCGAAAGGTTGGACGGCATCTGCTGAGAGACGTAGATCGGATAGCCGTAGAGGTTCGCCATGTCCGGGCCGAGGATAAAGTTACCCTCAACACCGCTCGACTGACGAGCCGTGGTCGAGAGTTTAGCCTTCACCTGTCCGTTCGTGAGGAACGCAGCGGAACCGGTCAGAGCGTTATCGATCTCAACCTCGCGGACGAGATTGACAACCATGCCCCAAGTCGGCGCACCACCGTTCGTTCCGAGCGTCACCGAGCCGATGCCCGAGGTGTTCAACACGCCAGTCGGCTTGTTGCTGCCCGAACCCGCAACCGCCGCGCCGTCCATCGCAACCGCGATAGAGGTGGCGAGGTCGTTACGGACGAGGTTCTCGATGTCGAGCGACGACTGAAGCATAAGGCGACGAGAAATGTCGACATACGCGCCGAGCGTCTTCGGAGACATCGTGACTTGATCGAACGCCGGAGCGTTGCTGCTCTCCGTCGGGGCGACGTTCTCGGCTACCCAGTAGGCAGACGAGGCAGAGGTCTTGCGCGGGATCGCAACGTTACCGTTGAGACCCGTCAAGAACTGCGCGCCGAGGGTGTTTAACACCATCTTGTTACGCAGCACATCGATGAACGAGGCCGACAAAAGATCGGTCGCCACCAGGTTGCCAGCCTTCGCCGTGCCAGAGGCCGTCGAGGTCGTCAGATCGCGCTTCCCGTAGAGAACGTCGACCGGAATCAAGAGACCGCGCGAGGTGCGGCCTTCCTTCTTCGCAGCAGCCTCGGAAACCTCAAACTCGAACGCCGCTTCTTCCTGTGCGCGACGATCTTGCGGGTTTGAGAGAGCCTTGATCGCACGAACAAAAGAGAACTGACGCACTTCCTTGTCCGAGAGGCCGACTTCGTGATCGACGTTCAGCGGCTTAGAGGCCACCTTGTCGAGAAGCGCACCACGGAACTGCTCGATGCTCGCGCCGTCGCGAATCGCCGCCTCGCCAAATTCGCGCTGATTGTGGCGCGAGGCAAGGTCCATAATGGCAGAAACGCGACTACGCTCTGCCTTTGCTGCGTCCTCGCGGACGCTGTTCATATCTTCAGCCATGTGATTCTCCTTAACAGAAATAATTGGTTCGGCAACTGGCGCGGCTTCGATCGATCGACCGACTCCGACGCTAGTATCTGCCGGGATGGAAACAATACTAATTTCAAGAGGCATCCAACGAACTGCGCGGAAAATCTCCCGATCTCCTTGCTTCCCGTCCGAAACCATCTCGTTAATAACGTAACCGACAGATACGTTAGAGCGTATTCCATCTTTTACGTCTTGCCAGATTTCCTCGGCTCGCGCACTTTTCCCAAAGCGCACGACTGCTCGCGCCACACGATCAGACCCGAGAGAAATCTGCTCCACGACGCCGACTTGATCAGCCATGTCGTGATCTACTAGAAGCGGCGCACGACCGCTTCCAATAAATTCTGTATTAACGGAGCCAGGAGAGTGATCTAGCACCTCCATGCCCCACCCGCGATCTACCGCCATCTCGCTTGAAAAAGCGAGGGTAGCGCGACGTTGCTCGTCGATAATCGTAGCGCGTTCAAAAATTGCAGAACGGAATACACGCTCCGTTGGCCCTTTGCGCTTTGCAGGGCCGGCGTAATCTTCTTCCCACGGCTCGTTACCGTACATATCTTTTGGTCTCTCGCCTTCTGCAAAGATTTCTTCGCCATCTTCTGCGGCTTCTTCCGCCGCTTCCTCGAAGGCTTCGATTTCTTCGTCCGACTCCTCGGATTCGTCCATATCGTATTCAGATTTTGCGAACGTAACGGTTACGGTTGCATCATCTTCGACGACTGCAATAACGTGTCTTTTTTCTACCTCGTCCATAGTTCGCTCCTCATCTTCTCGATCCAATTCTTCGCTTTTGCGATTAGCCCATGCTTGGCCCGGATCGCCGCCCCATAAAGCCCACGCGATGCGTCCTGCACTTGGATAGCCTTCTTCGCCCGGACTGAACCCTTCCGCTTGTTTGTCGATTTCGTGTCGCGCAAAGTAACTCACCATCCTTCGGATTGTTTCGGGGGAAAGATTCGCCCGATTCTTGATATCACGCGCACGGGCGACTCCGATCTCAGTCCCGCCGCGTCCAAACTCCTCACGCCACGCTAGGCCACGTTCAGCCTCAGAAGCCATCGCCTCGGTTGGTTTCGTATCAACAGCCATTATTCAAGCCTCAAGAACGATTCTGCCGAGGTGGTCAAAGTTAGTGCAACTACGCGCACCGTGCCATCGCTACCCTTAACCTTAATCGTAAGCGTAGTGTTATCGGTCAATTCAAAAACCATATCGCCGTTATTAGTAGGCGTAGCCGATGCAGCCGGCTGGATCGTTACCGCGCTAGAGTTCTGAGTCGACATTGTGCCGAGGCCAGAAACTGCGGTGTTTGCAATGGAGATACTAGTATTCGACGCTGCCGTTAACCGGCCTTGTGCATCAACGGTAAAAGTACCCACTTGAGATGCCGAGCCGTAGGAACCTGCCGAGACTGCGGTATTTGCAAGCGCAATAGTTCCGGTCGAGGTAATAGTGCCGCCAGAAAGCCCCGTCCCTGCCGTAATGCTAGTGACTGTTCCAACGCCACCGGCTGCAATCCATTCTACGTCTGTACCGCCGACGTTTACTGCGAGAACCTTTCCTGCGTTGCTCGAGTAAGAGGGAAGCAGATTAGTTCTCGCGCCAGATGCGTTAGAGGCTCCTGTACCGCCGTCGGCTACCGCGAGGTCAGTAATTCCGGTAATGCTTCCGCCAGAGATGGAGACGTTGTTAGCGTTCTGCGTCGACATCGTACCGAGGCCCGATACCGCAGTATTCGCAATCGAAATGTTGGTGTTTGACGCAGCGGTCAAGCGACCCTGCGCGTCTACGGTAAACGTAGCAACCTGTGAACCAGAGCCATACGAGGCTGCCGTAACCGCTGTATTTGCTAGGCTGATAGTTCTATTAGCCGAAAGATCGCCACCGCCAGAAAGTCCCGTCCCTGCGGTAATCGTGCGGCCTGTAGGTACGCCGCCGAGGTTAGAAAGAGCCGTCGCAGCATCCGATGCTCCTGTGCCGCCATCAGCGACCGCGAGATCGGTAATACCAGAGACAGAGCCGCCACTAATCGTGACATTATTAGCGTTTTGCGTAGACATCGTACCGAGACCGCTCACCGCCGTGTTAGCGATAGCGATGTTCGTATTCGATGCCGCCGTCAGTCTGCCTTGCGCGTCTACCGTAAAGGTCGGAACCGCCGATGCCGTCCCGTATGACCCTGCGCTAACCGCCGTATTCGCAAGGCTAATCGTGCCGGTAGAGGTGATCGGGCCACCCGTCAAGCCCGTTCCGGTTGAAATACTAGTGACAGTTCCGACTTGCGGAGCAGAAATCGTAATTGATCCCGCTGCGTTAGTAATCGAGATGCCTGTTCCTGCGGTGAGGTTAGCGTTTTTCCAGAGAGCAGTTACCGCGTCATAGATAATCAACTGACCGTTAGCAGGTGAGTTGATTTGCACATCATGGATTTCGTCTAATTCGTAACCGTTCTGGACACGAACATAAATCTGACCATTTCCGTTGTTGGCTCTTTCTACAGTGCCAACATAAACCATGTGATTCGGTGCTTTAGGCTTTGTAGCCGTAAGCGTTCCTGCGGTAGCACCGAGATAGAGCGTATCGCCCTCGTTATAGGCACTCGTATCGATTTTATCCAGTACGCCTTGACAGATTATTAACCCGTTTGCACCCGAGGCGATGCTTTCCGCAGCGAGGCCGAAAGTCTTAGCCGAAGTCGCGTCGGAAACGTTAGAGGCGAGTTTGACAGAGGCTTTATTGCCGGTCGCTTGATATAAATAAACCGGCTTACCTTTTGCAATCGTCGACCCTTCGGCGTTATGCACATAAGCGTAAAGCGTCTGACCTAACTCGGCTTGTACGTTACCGCCGACCATTCCGACCTGTACGGTTCCTGTATCTGGATTCCACGCTAATCGACGCTCGGCATCCGTCGCGCCAGCCGCAGCGAAATCGATATAGGTAGGCGTAGCAATACCGCCGGTAAGCCCAGACAGTGAGGTAATGTCGTTGTTCGCGCCTTTCTTTGCGCCGTCTGGCCAGCCACTACGAACGACTATATTTGAATCGGATTCTCGTACTATGATCGATTGAGTGGTCTGATCAACGATGATTTGATCCGTCATCGCGTCACCTCGGCATCAACCGTAAAGCAACCCTGCAAAAAACGAATAACAGTTCCGCTTCCCGAGACTAACTCGATGTCGTAGACATACTCACCGGCAGTAACAGCAGC